ATAATAGTTGGAGAAGATGAAGTACATCAATTTAAAGATTATAGTGAATCTGAAGTTGATAATTTTGTAGATTCTTTAACATCTAAAGGGTTTGCAGATGTGCAAACATTCTTTGACACTATGCCAAGATTAGAACATACTGTTGAATATAAAGTAGGAAAAAGAACTGAGAAGAAAATATTTACAGGATTAGCTGATTTTTTTCCATCAGCCTGAGCCATTTAAACGCGGCAGCATATTATAAATTAATATTTTCGTTAGTTAATCACTATAAATATGGGATACAGGACATAGAACAACTATATCCATTTGAACGAGATATTTATTATGAGATGTTAGTCCAGTTCATTAAAGAACAAGACGAAAAGGCGCAGGCACAACAAAGGAGTCAAAATGGCTGATAGTAAATATCAAAAATGGATTGATTTAGCACACGCTATCGATCAATGGAGAATATTCCCAAGAGCATTCATTACAATGTACATATACCTTTTATATAAAGTTGTTATGTGGTATATGGCATTAGAAGCACCTACAATGGAACAAAGTGGATTAGTTTCTGTGGTAGTTGGTGCTGGTGCAGCATGGTTTGGTTTGTATACAGGTTCAAGTAAAAGTAAAGGCAAGTAATGGCATTATTAGGAAGCATTGGTAGAGCTGGTGTTGGAGCAGCTGCAGGAGGAGCAAAGGCTGCTGCTGGTGCTGCTGCTTTAGGTACTGGTGCGTTCTTACGTCAGGCAGCATCTCCTATCCCAGGTGGTGCAGCTGCAATGACTGCTGGCTTAGGATTAGTAGGTGCAGTTGGTAGTGGAGCCATGAGTGGATTTAGACGAGGCGGTGGTAAAGGCGGTGCTGGTGGTGCTGATGGAGGTGGTGGTGCTGGTGTTGAAAAATTACAATTAGGTATAGCGCAACTTTTAGAAGTTAACAAAAAAGGTTTTGCTGATGTTGCAATAATAAAAAGCACATTAATATCCATGCAGCAGAATGCATATGAAGAAGCGAGAGCTAGATTAAAGAAAGTACAAGGTCCCCCATTACCACCTGAATTAGCAGCTGCAAATGATAACACAGAAACAAGCAGTGGAAAAGGAGGTTTTGGACCTTTGCGTTTGTTAAGTTTAGCATTTGCTGGATTAAAAGGTGTTATTGGAGGTTTTCTTATTGCTGCAGCAGCATTTGGTACAAATATAAAAAATTTAGGAGCTTCGTTTGTAAAATGGGGTGCATCTATAAAAGGATGGCTAGGAGAAAAATTAGTTAACGCCAGAACTGCATTTGGAAATTTATTCACAAAATTAAAAGGATGGGGTGGTTCTATTAATACATGGATAGGAGAAAAATTAACTAATGCTAGAACATCATTTGGAACTTTATTTACAAAATTAAAAGGCTGGGGTACTTCTATATCTACGTGGGTTGGAGAAAAGCTAACTGATGCAAAGACAAGATTTGGAACTTTATTTACAAAATTAAAAGGATGGGGTGGTTCTATTAATACATGGATAGGAGAAAGATTAACTAATGCAAGAACAAGTTTTTCAAACTTCTTTGGTAAAGAAGGTACACTATCAAAGTGGGGTACTAGGTTAAAAGAATTTGCTACACAAAATAAATTTGGTAATTTCTTAAAAGGCTTGGGTTCCATGTTTGATGGTTTAATGACTAAACTTAATGCTAGATTTGTTGCTTTAAAATTAGACTTACCAGATTTTCTAAAAAAAGATCCTCCAAAAGTACCAGTTAAAGGTAACCCATTAATTGATAATAAGCCAGGTAGTAGAATGCCAAAAGTTCAAAGTGGGTTTAGTCAAATGAATGCAAAAGCAAATATTATTGCAAAGAACCCTGCTAGAAATTCTGTTAAAGGTAATACGTTTGGACAAAAATTAAGTGGAGCAGTTAAATCAGGAGCGGGTGCAGGAGCAAAAGGTCTTGGTATGATAGCAAGTGGTGCTGGTAGAGGAGCTTTAGGTGCAGTAGCAGCAGTCCAAAATTATTTTATGAAAAGTAAAGTTGGTAAAATTATGGGGTTTATTGTTAAGAAATTAGGTTTACCAGTAATGGCTGGAGTTGCTTTATATCAACTCCACAGTGCTATTTCAGCTTATGATCGTGGAGAGATTAGTGAAAAAGAAAGAGATGCTAGAGTAGGTGCAGTAATTGGTGGCTTAGGTGGTGGTGCATTATTCGGAGTACTTGGAGCAGCTGCTGGTGGATCTGTTGCTGGTACACCAGCTGCAGTTATAGCACCTTTAACAACACTTGTAGGAGGCTTAGGTGGAGGTATAGCTGGTTATTTTGCTGGAGAGTTTTTAGGTAGACAAGCAGCTCTTGCAATGCATGGAGAACCTGTAGTAGGTAATATGATTGATATGGCAAAAACTAAATTAGGTGAAAAATTTAAAGATTCAAGAGTAGGTAAAATATGGTCTGGTTTTACTAATTTATTTGGTGGTGGTGACAATGCAGCAGAAGGTATGGATCCATCAGTAATGGGTACTGTTGGTGCAGGTGGAAATGGTATATCACCTAATCTCAATAATGCAATGGGTGCAAGTAGTATAGCTGGAGGAGCTGCTATGAGTAATGGTTCTGGAGGTGGAACTACAGTTAATAATATTAACAACAACAATGTAAATGGAGGCGGTGGAGGTGCTGGCAGTGATATGAATCTTGAACCAGTGGCACCAGCTAGTGATTCTAGTTCAAAAAGGGATAACCATGATCCTTATGGTAGTATGGCATTATTTTAAAATAAGTGGGCCCGAAGGCCCACCCATCAGATTAATCGTCTGCTAATTTCTTAAAGAAACTCAAACTTTCATCATCATCTGCAGTATCTACAGCAGCTACTTGAGGTGCTGGATCTGATGCAGGTGCCGGTGCAATCTCTTCATCAACCGTTGCAGTTGGAGTTTGCGGACCGCCATCAAGAGCAAGTACTCTATATAGTCTGGATTTCAACTCATCATAACTTTTAAATTGTGATGGGTCGATCTGTTCTTGGAGAGAGTATTGACCTTTCCAAACTTCTTCAAGTTTAGCATCATCATCTAGTAATGGAGCTGGTGAATCAAACTCACTCTTGTCATAGTTACGGAACCCTTCTACATTACGCATCTTTAGTCGGAAGTTTGTACCTTCCCACAAGTCAAATGGGTTAACCGCTTTTTCATCTTCAAACTCAGGATTCATTTGATCATTAAGTTTGTCGAATATCTTTTTACCAAATTTATACAGATACACTTTACCTTCATTAGAAGGATTAGTAGGATCTTTAACTACGTATATATTTGATATGAAACTCAAGCGACGTTTCTGTTTACGTGCTTGGTCTTTGTTAGATTCTACACCACTATTCCATAGTGTAGTATTGTATTCTGAAACAGGATCATCTTGTCCTAAAGTGGTTAAAGATTTCTCAATAAACCATCCTCCTGGTCCTTGAAACCCGTGATCAAACATTCTAACAAAAGGAACATCCTCATTGTTAGGTGCTGGTAGGAATCTAATGATAGCGTGTCCGTTACCAGACTTATCTACTTCTGGTTTCCAAAACCTATCATCTCCTTGGGGTGCTCCAGAACCTTGGAGCTTGTTGACTTCAGAACTCAGTTTTTCTATCTGAGACTGACGATTCTGCTTCATAGCAGCAAAAGAATTTGCCATTTATATTTCTCCTATATTTCGTTATATTACGTTGTATCCGATTTATTCTTCGAACCTATTCTTTATTATACTCTTAACACGTCCTAGGTCAACACTATTTATAAAAAAAGGTTCATATTTTTTTAGCTTTTTATATTCATCAGGCCATACTATATCATCAGCTAAAACTTTATTCCAGTATGGAAAGAATTTTGTTAGTTTATTTAATACTATTAATGTCTCTGCACTTATTACTTTTCTAATATACAATACCAATAATCTAGGGTGTTGTCTGTCCTCTACAAGCACGTTGGTATCATAGCTATCGTTCATCTTGTCTATCTCATTAGAGATGATATATGAAAGACTATCACGCCTTTTAACCCATTGATTGTACGTAGCGTGGGACTGTTCATCATTGATATCACCAGACCAGAAATTAGGATTGACCATCATATTAGCTACCATATAGTCTACAGGATGTTTCATCTTAGATAGTTTATAAAAGTGATACTTATCTTTACGTGTTTCAAACTTATCTCTATTACCTTTTAGCTTACCATGGTATCTAAAGTAATCATAGCTATCACTTTTAAAGTGTGTTCTAAGAGCTAGGTATTTTTGATATACTTCAAACGGTTCCATTTTTATCAAGCTCGTTTTGTATGAGAGGTTGTAACTTATCAACTAAATTTATTCTTTCACCTTGTTCATTTATACCCATCATCCATACATCACAAGGTTGTAAACCAACATCTATACAATATTTTTCTTGTATTGGTTTAGCTACTTCAGTGATATATGTTGCACTAAAATTATTCATTATAATCTTTGCTAATTGTACTGCACATGAATTATAATAACTATAATTATACCAGTAATCTATAGGTATAGTCAACGTCTTACTTAAATTATTTCCAAAGACAATACCTGCTCTAAAACCACCCAACATAAAACCTTTACTAAGACTAAAAGATACACAATCATAAACATCATCATAGACATTAATCTTATCTAATGTTGTACCAAAGAATGCACAGTCAAGAAATATTTGTGTTTTAACTTTTTTACAATGACTAACTAACTTCTCAAACCATGGTGTAATTCCACCTTCATGATTAGGTTGGCTTACAATCACATAGCTGTTAGGTAATATAGTTTCAATTAACTCTTCATCTATTTCTATAAAATTATATGGTTCTAATATTACAGGGTAAAATTTATAATCTGTTTTGAATATATAAAATGTTTTAACAGTCTTAGCTCGATAAGCTATTTGTTGAATTAATGCATCATGTATTCCATTACATATAGCCCACTGTTCATATTTCTCACTACCACTAAAATCTTTAGTCCAATCTAACCAAAGTTTTCTATAGATGTTTAGATCATTCTGGTCACCTTTATTCTTTAAATTAATTTTTGTAAGTGCGTGCTGTATTTGTGTTGGGCAAAAACTCCATGCTGTCATGCTAGCTTCTCCAATATTGCAGGTAGCTTACTATCTATTTTTGACATCCATTCTGTATAACTAAACAACTCCTCTTTTCTTCCTTCAGGTCTTTTCCTTGCCCATTTAAAATCAAATGCTACAAGTTGTTTACCATTAACAGCCATATTGCTTAATGAATTATTATATTTGTATACATTATGTTGTTTAAA